TGCATAGAGATGTTCCCACCTATCGTAGAAGAACGTCATTCTTTGAAGACGGGAAAGCGCCTGAAGGATAAGGTGACAGAGTTTAATCCTGCCAGTAGGCAACAGATAGCAAACAGGCTGATAGAACTAGGGTGGAAACCTACTGCTAGAACGCCCAGTGGCAAGCCAAAGGTAGACGAGAAGACATTGAAAGTCTGCAAGCTACCAGTGGCGCAGACATTAGCTAGATACTTTCTGCTTCAGAAGCGTTCCGCATTGATCAAGGCGTGGATCAAGGCTTGTTCTGAACAGGGTAGGGTACATTGTAGGTATCGGACGTTAGGTGCTGTGACAAACCGCATGAGCTGCGTAAGTCCTAACTTGCAACAGGTTCCTGCGGTGCGCTCAGAGTACGGTACAGAGTGCAGGTCACTGTGGGAAGCTGGACAAGGCAAGGTGCTGCTAGACACCGACGCTGCGGGTCTTGAGCTACGTGTCTTGGCTCACTATATGAACGACCCTAAATTTACACAGGAGGTACTGGAAGGTGACGTACACACAGCTAATCAACAGATGGCTGGTCTGGAAAATAGAGCGCAAGCTAAGACGTTCATCTACGCGCTTCTCTATGGAGCGGGAGACGCAAAGATCGGGAGTGTCGTTAACGGATCGGCCAAGGACGGGGCGGAACTTCGTCAAAGGTTTATGGCGAATATGCCAGCGTATAAGCGGTTGTCTGAAGCGGTGATGCGTAAGGGCCAGAGCCAAGGTAAGCTACTGGCACTGGACGGCAGGGTTCTTAGAGTACGCTCAGCCCATGCATCACTGAACACATTGATCCAAGGTAGCTCTGCGGTGCTGATGAAGAAGTGGTTCATGTACGTAGACTACCACCTGAGAAGGAGAAAATTAGATGCCAAGATCGTAGCAATGGTGCATGACGAATTAGTTTTAGAAACATCAGATAAAGATGTTGATTCAGCTAAGGACTGTGTTATACTATCTATACGTCAAGTTAACAAAGCGTACAATTTAAGCTGTGAACTAGACTGCGATGTTCAAACTGGAAACAACTGGAGCGAGATACACTAATGGCTAACTCATTTACATACCTTGAAGGCACAATGTTTTTCCCTTTCATCTTCGACAAGATGGACAAGTTCGACCGCTACAGTGTGGCGCTTGGTCTTGAAGGTGACCAGGTTAAGAACGCCAAGAACATTGGCCTTACTGTTAAGCAGGACGACGGTAAGATGGACGGCATGGCTTATGTCCAGCTTAAGAGTAACTATAAGCCCCAGCTGTTCGACGCAGAGGGCAACGACTATGGCGGTCCTACCATGCTCAGCAGCGGCAGTAAGGCTGTGGTAAAGGTCAGCCAGCGCCCCTATAACAACAGCTTTGGTACTGGTATTACCACCTTTATGAACGCTGTGAAGATTACTGACCCGGTGGAGTTTGTCCCAGAGAACAAGGACAAGGGCTTTGATGATAAACCAAAGGCTGGAGCAGTGGACGATCTTAACGACGACGTTCCGTTCTAAGTGGGAGCGCCCAAGTACGGGCACTGGGGCACTAGTCTGGTAGGCAGATTCAATCCGGGAGATCATTTTGGATTTGTCTACCAGATTACCCACAAAGAGTCCGGCAAGAGTTATATAGGTTGCAAGCACCTGTATAGATATAAGAAGACAAAGAGAACAACGGAGAGTAATTGGAAATACTACTGTTCAAGTTCTAAATATCTTGAACCGGACATAAAGAAGTTTGGAAAGAGAGCTTTCAGTTTTGTTATACTTTTACTATGTAAAAACAAACGTGACCTGTACTACAATGAGATGAAGGTACAGGTTGATCTGGATGTTCTTGGGAGTGATGATTATTACAATAAGAACATTGGTGGTAAGAGGTTCTTCAGGCCAGTTGAGAGCTACAAATGCACAAGTGGTATTAGCCATCATAAATACATAGGCCCGTTTACCATAACTTACGACAACGGTGTTGAGCATAGGATTGAGAATATGTCTGTAAGAGAGTTTGCTGAGCGTCATGGTTACAATCACGCAAACTTGAGTGGTGTCAAAAACGGAAAACGCTCTTATCATAAAAACATAGTGAAGGTGGAATATGACAAAGACGATTGATACACTGGTAGACGACATCTACGACTTGGTGTCTAACGGTAAGAAGAAGCCAGACCAAGGGCTACTGTTTGAGCTAGGTGCCACTGTGATGGACTCCATGCGTAAACAGTTATGGGTCAGCCAAGCCGCGCCTAACCCCAAGCTGCGTATGTCTAACATTGGCAAGCCATGCAGCAGGGCATTGTGGTACGACATCAACGGCGATGACCAAGCTGAGAGCTTTACGCCACAGACCAAGCTCAAGTTCATTGTAGGTGACATTGTTGAAGCACTGTTGATCTACTTGGCTAAGGAAGCTGGGCATTCTGTGACTGAGATGCAAGCTGAGATTGAGATAGACGACATCAAGGGACACATCGATTGTTTCATAGATGGCGAGCTTGTAGATGTTAAGTCTGCCAGTGCATTCAGCATGAAGAAGTTCAAGAATGGTACGCTGCCTGATGACGATGCCTTTGGTTATATCAGCCAGATCAGCGGCTATGCCAACGCCTTCGGCAAGAAGAGCGGTACGTTCTTGGCCTTTGACAAGTCTGGCGGAGAGCTAGCAACCTATACGCATCACGAAATTGAGGATACCAGTGCCAAGATTGCCAGCATCAAGCACGATGTTGCCCTGCCAGAGCCGCCTAAGAAACATTTTGATACGGTACTAGACAAGCAGTCTGGTCGTGCCAAGCTTGGTATCAATTGCTCATACTGTTCTCATAAGCAGACATGTTGGGGAGACGAACTGGAGACTAAGTTCCGCTCAGGTCGCCCGGTGTTCCTTGTTGGCAAGGAGAAAGTTAAACAGGAGGCACAAAGTGAACACGCTTTCTGAGGAGCAGCTTCTGGATATTAGTCAAGCGTACAGCTGTGAAGAGATTGTAGATTTACTGGACATAGACTCGCTGAAGCTGTTAGACTTATTGAGAGAAGAGTTAGCTGAGAACATTCATAAATTTAACTTAAGGCCGGTAGACTGCAATGACTTTTAAATCCAACGAGAACCCAATGTTCCGCTCCAAGTTTAGCGAGGATATATTCAAGCACAAGTATGCCCATGAAGGGTGCATGACTTGGCATGACTTAGCTAAGACTTTGGTAGACGATGTATGCGGTGACTTGCTCACAAAGGAAGAAGTAGATACTCTTACAGAGATGGTACGAGAACTTAAGTTTATCCCCGGTGGTCGTTATCTGTATTACGCTGGTCGTCCCAACAAGTTCTTCAACAACTGCTACCTGTTGAAAGCAGAAGAGGACAGTCGTGAAGATTGGGCTAACCTTAGTTGGAAGTCCGAGTCTTGTCTGATGACGGGTGGTGGCATAGGTATTGATTATTCTATCTACCGTCCCGAAGGTTCTGGTCTTAGTAAAACAGGGGGATTGTCCAGTGGTCCTATCCCTAAGATGCAGATGATCAACGAAATTGGCCGCAGGGTTATGCAGGGTGGTTCTAGGCGTTCTGCTATCTACGCCAGCTTGAACTGGAAACACCGTGACATTGGTGCGTTCTTGTCGAGTAAGAACTGGTACGACATGGACGTTGGTCAGACAGGTTTCAACATAGGTCAGATTAAAGAGCAGGACTTTAACTACAATGCTCCCCTAGATATGACCAACGTTAGTGTCAATTATGACACTGAGTGGTTGCTCAATTACTGGAAGACAGGGGAAGTAGGACATACGTTTATGACCAATGTCAAACAGGCATTGAAAACAGCAGAGCCTGGTTTTAGCTTTAACTTCTTTGATAAAGAGGATGAGACACTCCGAAACGCTTGCACCGAAGTGACCAGCGCTGACGATAGCGACGTGTGCAACCTTGGTTCTATCAACATGGGACGCATCACTAGCCTTAAGGAGTTCTCTGAGGTGGTAGAGCTAGCCACCAAGTTCCTGATCTGTGGTACGATGAAAGCTAAGCTGCCTTATGATAAGGTGTATGAGACGCGAGAGAAGAACCGTAGGCTTGGTCTAGGTCTGATGGGTATGCACGAATGGCTTATCAAGAAGGGTCAGAAGTATGAAGTCAGCGATGAGCTGCACCAGTGGCTCTCAGTGTACAAAGGTGTCAGTGATAAGGTCAGTAGAGAAACTGCTGATCATTTCGGCATCACTCGCCCTGTTGCTAACCGGGCTATCGCTCCTACTGGCAGCATTGGTATCCTTGCTGGTACTTCTACTGGTGTTGAGCCTATCTTCGCTGTGTCGTACAAGCGTAGGTACCTTAAAGGCGGTAGCAAGTGGCACTACCAGTACGTGGTAGACAGTGCGGCGCAGGAGATCATTGACCTCTATGGTACCAATCCAGAGAACATTGAATCTGCCTTAGACTTAGCTAGTGATTATAAACGCAGGATGAAGTTCCAAGCTGATGTACAAGACTACGTGGATATGTCTATCAGCAGCACGATCAATCTACCAGAGTGGGGAAGCAAGCTTAACAATGAAGACACTGTTGAGGACTTTGCTAATACTCTTGCTAGTTATGCCCACAGGCTGCGAGGTTTCACCGTGTACCCTGACGGATGCAGAGGAGGACAACCTCTTAGCAGTGTGCCTTATAGTGAGGCTGTAGACAAGCTGGGTGAGGAGTTCGAGGAAGGACTAGAGACACATGACATCTGTGACATCACGGGTCATGGTGGAAGCTGTGGGGTTTAAAGATGTACGGTAGTGTATTTAGGTCTGGCGAGGAGACAGGCACGGATGACTTTACCCCAGAGTTCTGTCAAGCTATAATTAAACTAGCAGATAACTTGACTGAACAAGAAGCCTTGGTCAATCACGGCAAGAAGATAGAACAAATTAGGAACAACTCTATGTTTGGCATAGACGATCCTAATTTCATGCAGACTGTCTTGTACAGTGTCTTGGCCGCAAACTTGCAGCAAGGTTGGAACTTTGATATCCAAGGTGTACAACCGCTCCAGCTTAGCAAGTACACAGTGGGGGAGAAGTACTCTTGGCACATAGACTATGACCACAAGGAACAAGCTAGAAAGCTAACGTTCAACGTTGTGCTCAACGACGACTACGAAGGGGGGGACTTCCAGTTCAGCTGGGGTTCTCCCAGTGCTCCGTACAGGAAGAGAGTGATTAAGGAAGAGGCCATGAAGACTGCCGGTAGGATCGTTGTCTTTCCCAGCTACTACTACCACAGGGTAACACCAGTGACCAAAGGTGTACGCTATAGCCTAACAGGATGGGCGTATGGTCCTGCGTTTAAATAGCAGTGTCGTGACCAAATTCAACGTGTTCACAAAACGCTGCCCAGCTTTTAAACTGTCCTACTTTCCGCCGCTCTTCCATAACTGATCTGACAGTTTCTATACTAGGGCATTCGCTTACTTCTGCAACATTGTTATCGAACGATCCGTCGTTGTTCCATAACAAAATTATCAGCATAAATTTAAATGTTACTGTCATAGCTACTCCATCTGTATTGTTGGTTTTGCCCACCCACTCGTTGCAAATTCAGTAGTCCTCTTGTACATATTCTTACACTGACAATCCCCGCAGTCACATTGAGGACAAGGTTCTGACACATGTTCAGATGTTAGCGTTGCTTCCGCACAGTGGCACTCCCTGTTGCATGTACAGTCTACGCAGAAGTTATCTGTGGGATTATTTTGCATTCTTCACCATTGAAGCACCAAAGTACAGACCGACAATTGCACTGAGCAAATGTGTGTCTAGTGGTGTGATTACCAAGCCTTTAAGTGACTGCCATTTTATAAGTTCCTTGCCTTCTGTGAAGAACAAGAAACCAGGGTTCCATTCTGTGTAGCCTATTGTAACAGGTATCTCAGGCCAGAACACTGCTATCACCTTGGGCCACACTATGATAGCACCTACGGCAGACAAAGCAATTACCCTGCGCGTAACTTGGAAGCCCTTGTTCTCGTACCTGCGGGCCAAGTCTGTGGCCTTCGACTGTGCAGACAAGCCCTCTATGGCCCTGCTGAATGCATCCTGCTTGGCCTTCTGGCCTTGACTGAACAGTGTTAGCACGCCACTGAGCAAGCCTGAGCCTAGCATTGTGATTAATTCAAAGGGTATACCCATCAGTCTGCCTTTCTGGTGTCTGACACAGGTGGATGTTTGCCATTGTGCATGGAATAAAGTCGGTCACAAGATTTTTCTAACTGTTTGACATTAGTCAAAAGCTCTGCTAGCTGCATCTGATCTCTTCGAAGGTTCTCAGGACTTGCCATCTTTGCCAAGATATCTATCCTCTGCTGCTGTGTCTCAGTTAACGTAGCCAGCCTGTCTTCACGACTGTCCATTTTACGCATCCGTTGTTCCATGTCTTGTAGCTTTTCTACAAGCTGTTTGATCTGCATCTTAGCCACAGCACTGGCTCCTGCTACGCTGAACAAGATACCGGCAATTGTGACAACAAGGCGTATGTCTATGCCGCCTTCCATCTAAAATCTTCTAGCCGCTCTACGCCTACGTTTAAGCACATCCTGTCTTGTTGATCTGACTAGATAAGCTTTGGGTTTAATTATCTGAGCAGTGAAAGCGTCTATTGCCTTAAAGGGATCGGATGATTTGAAGGCTTCCATGACTAGTTTATTTTTTTTGATCTTGTCAGACATAAATCTAATTTGATTTTCTGCAGAATCTTGTAGTTTGCTATTTTCTAAAAACTTATTGTACCTTGCTCCAACTGTGTCTAAGTATGGCTTAAAGCCCCTTGCCTTCTCTGCTTCAGTAGGATTAAGTCTTGAATATATTTTTTCTACTCCTTTGGGCGTGGTCACGTACCTTCTGTAGTGGGGTCTTTCCATTTGGAACAAACCGTATCCGGGACCACCACTCAGCTGTTCCTGATCGAACCTCATATCTTCGCCAGCCTCTGAAACTATAGTTCCCAACATAGCTGCTCGCGCACCCGGATACTGAGATGCTGGAAAATTACTATTTATATATGAGCTAAGCTGAGAAACTATATTGTCCGGTAGTTCTTCAGACACATTAAGAAGCCCACCGGGTTTTCTTTGGGGTTTTGGTATGGGTTTTCTTTGGGGTTTTGGTATGCCCATTATATCATAAGCCGCAACGTCAGGGTCACTAGACATATTTTCGGGTATACCTATGAGACGCTGCACGTAATCTAGTAAACCTACCATATCAAAATTTCCCCGTGTATCCGATGCTTGCTGTAATATTCCTGAGCATGTCGCTGACCCCGGCAGTGTGGTTAACAGGAGCGTTGATACCAGCAGACAAACCACCTTGTGCATAGTTAACTCCAACGTTGCCACCCTGTGGTCCATAGTTACCAACACCAGTGAACCCGCCGCCCATAGGCACCTGTGCGTTGACGTTATAGCCCAGCAAGCCCTGCTGCCCTAGGGTGGCCTCTGCGCTGCCCTGTACGTAGGGAGAGACGACGCTAAGGTCCAACCTTGGTGTCAATGTAGGATTAGTAAGGCTAGGGCTACCGCTCATGGTGACGCCAGTAGGGAGCATTTCGTTGAACTGCTGCCGCATAGGGTCTATGTACTGCTCCTTGGCAGCGTCGATAAGCTGCTTGGTATAGTCTACTGTCTCAGGGGCTAGGTAGTTAGCCGCAGCACCAACAGCGCCAGCCCCTGCCTCTTCCATAGATGGCAGACGATCCATTGCGTAGTTAAGAGGCTCAGACGCGCCGCTTTCAGCAGCCGCCTGTTCTAACTGATCAAATATATTAGCCATTATGCAACACTCCTAGCCAATGAAGCTCCTTGTTCAAGACCTCCTGTACCTACACCTTCAATACTACCAGCCTGTCCTAGCATCTGGGCTATCTGCTGGATAGCGGCAATGCCTGTGTCTGTAGGTATTGCACCCATGCTCTGCTGTTGAGGCGCAGCAGGAGCCACGTCTTCCATCTTCTTAGGAGCCACTACTGGTAGTTCGCCCTCCATTGGGTAAACCTGGTCAGCTTCGTTTAAGTAGGAAGACACAGACGCTGCAAACAATCCGTTCCTACCTGCCATAACACCGTTAGATGCTTTTTGTGCAACACCTAAAGCTTTATTAGCTACACCGGATTGGCTTTTTAACACCGCACTAGGCGACACGCCGTTTTCTAATTGTTTGTTCAACGCTTTCCACACAGGGGTACCGGGTGCAAACTGCTTTGATCCAAAAATAAAACTTAAAGGTTTCATAGCACCAGATAAATCCAGACGCATAATTTTACGTAGAAGACTTACTGGTTGCTCAGCTACGGACAATGCACCAGCATTTGCATCAATGTTAAGCGCTCCTCGGATATTAAGGGCAAGATCGTCCATACCTTGATATACTTCTTTTCCAAATAACTCTGTCATATTTGCCACTCCGTTAGGAGCGCTTCTAGCAGTTATCCAATCGTCCGCCCAACCTTTAAAAGCGGCGTTTTTCTGAGCTGCTGTTCCTTCAGCCATTGCGTTAATAACTCTTCCCCAGTTTTCACTAAACATCAAGTCTCTGTAAAAAGCTCCGTTACGTTTGTCTAGAGCGTCCAAGGCCCGTAGATTAACAACTGCATCGTCAAGATTGCTCTTGCTAAGATTTGAACCATATTTTGATGTCTTAGTTATAAAGTCCGCTGCTTCTCTAAAGCTCATAACCAAGCCAAGTTGTTGACTAGCTTTTAAAGCACTTTTTGGAGTGCCTGTAGAGATTTGCCTGAGTAGTTGTTTATAGTCCGTCATCAGTTCCTGCTGGAACAACTGCTTCATTGCCTTTTGCGCTTTGGGACCACCCACCTTTTTAACCATTGTACTTTCAAGGGTGTTTATTTTCTTAAGCGCTTTAGTAGCCGCCACCGCACCCTCTGCTGGTGACATGTTGTTAAAAGCAGCCAAGACATCTTGCTTATTCTCCCTTACAAAATTGACACCCATCGCTCCTAAAAGTTGTTCCCGTGTCTCTAGACCGACAGAACCACCTATCGCGTTGGGACCAAAGGCTTGATCCATCTTGTCCAATAATGTAGCAAACTCTGCGCCTTCTTTACCATTGATAAACTGAGTAAGATACGCTTGTGAATCATCGGTGGGCCTTTTAGCAATTTGTTCAAACAGCCCGTTTTTGCCTCTATAGATATTGGCAAACTTAGAGTACTGTTTGTTAACCGTTGCCAACTTAGATTTGAAACGCTTATCAATGCCCGGTAATTTTCCTATTTGGTTTTGGGCAGCTTTAGAAATTTCTAGGTTTTTACGAGCGGCTGCAAGATTAGCTTTTTTGTCATAAGCACGTCTACGAATTGCCATATCGTAGTTAAGCAAGTCTTGTGGGGAAATGTCTGCACCAGAATACAGGTTATATTGTTCTCCTTGTGAAGTAGCTTGAGTTTTACGGTTTTTCTGAGCGGCTGTTAAGAAAACCGGGGATACTTTTCCGTTATCCTGTACTTTAATTCGAGAAGTCACGCGGCTATCAAACGAATTTACAACATCGTCTACACCTATTCCAGAATCGTCAGCTATTTTTTGTACAAACTTAGCTAGCTCACCGTTAGTAAGAGTTCTTCCACCTATGTTCTTAAACTGTCCGTAGAACTCATCACCTGCAAAAGCTTTCATGCTCTGCCGGTACTGGCCCAGCATTCTCTGCTCCGCCAAGTCTTTAAAACCACGCATAGTACCCGCTGCTTTATCAATCTTGCCTATAGGAGAATTGTTAAAATTAGACAGTTCTTTTACAATCTTACGACCAAATTCTTGCTCACTTTTGCTCAACATTGTTTTAAGTTTATATAGAGTGGTAAGCTCCTTGTCACCAAGGCGTGCAGACTCCAAAGCAATACTTCGGTACTTTGTCATAAACTTCAGAGTACGTTCGGCAAACGCATCGCCAAGTTGTTTTGCACCAACGCCTTCAATCTTGGTCAATATGTTACCAGCTACTAGACCCTGTTCTCCGACAAGTGTACGCAAGCTAAGAAGCATTGCGTCATCTTCTCCAACTTGTTTTGTAACTCGGTTCTTGGCGTCTATCATTTCTTGTAGCTGTAGCGGGCGAGTTCCTTGAGCGCCTGGTGGTAAATCTTTGGAAGCAGCCTTAATACGGTTTCCTACACCACCTACGGCAGCAAACGGCGCTCCCAGAACTATACTACCTAGACCAACCACCAGCCCTTCTGTTCCAGCGTCTTGCAGGACTTCACCAAGTGATTCACGTTGAGTGCCACGTAGTTTCTGTACGCCCTCCAGACCAACATTAGCAGCCGCATCGCCAAAACCAGCACGGGCTGACCTAGCAACTAAACCACGCCCACTGATAGCAGATAATAGACCACGCGCAGCGGTGGCACCGACTACGCCTGTACCGGGTACGGGAATAAGCTCAGCAGCTAAGGCACCCGCACCTACTACAACCTCTGGAATAATGTCTACCAGATCGTAAATATCCGTTCCAATAGGATCGAGCAAAACCTTTCTACCATCTGTTGATTCTTGTCCTACTGCCTTCATACCTTCTGGAGTAGCATAAAGCTCACCAAAATGGCTTACACCCCAATTATCTTTACCAAAAGTTCCATCAAACTCGGCTTTGATTTCGTCTGGATTACCATCAGCCAAGGCAGCGCCAAACCTAGCAGAGAAATCTCTTACACCAGTTTCAACATCGTACTCCCGCTCTACGTCATAAGACATTCCAGACAATGCGGCAACATCGGGGAATGCTTTAAGCACAAGATTGGTTTGTTCAGCTTCTGTTAGCCCCTCTGGAAGGTTAACTTTACGCCCATCTATTAGAGTTTTAATAGGCATGATTACTCCTCCTTAAATACAGATTTAGGCGATTCTATAATTTTTCTAATATCGGTATTTGGAAACTGTGCTGCTATAATCTGCCTTTTTGTTCTTATGGTTTTTTCAAGCGTTCCTGTCAAATTACGTAACTGATTTCTTAGCTGAGTATTTGTATTAAAAATACCAGGATCGCTAACTAACTTCTCTAGTATTTTAAGCTCCTGCCTGTTCATTTCTCTGCCAAATATTTTTGATGCAGAGAGGTCAGCTTTGATCCTAGCTACTCGGTTTTCATAATCTTTAATAGCACTTACACCGGGATCAATACCGAAAGCTGCTAAAAGATTACTAACTCCTTGGAGGCCCTGTGGTCCTGCTCCGGTTAATTTACTTTGCAAAGATAATTCTAAAGCTTTTTGTAGATTATCTAAAGCTCCCTGTCCTTTGGTAATATCTAAAAGCAAATCTGTTTGTGTTTTATCAAACTTAGGAGCGCCGGGAGCATTATTAATCCCAGCTATTGCAAACTTGTCCGCCCTTATTTGTTCTGCCGCTGCAAGTTTGTCCTCCCTTGCTTGTTCCACCGCTGCACCAGCCAGCTCAGCTTGTCTCAATCCTGCACCAGCCATGCCAAAACTGGTCAAGGCGTTGACACCGGGAGTCAACATCTCTGGCCTCTGGAAAGTTTTAAACAGTTGGTCTAACATTCCTTTGTAATTTATGTCTCCTAACAGACCAGAAAGAAGATTACCTTGGTTTCTATCTTGTGCTACGCCTTCCCCGCTTATAAGTCCGAGTTTAAGCGCTGCGTCAGGAGAGGGAGTGGGAATAGGTGCGTCCATCGGGGGGGCGTCTACTCCTGCATAGACCTCTGTACCCGGCCTTCCCGGTATAGCGCCGTATACTCCAGGTTCTATGGCAATATTCCTAATGCTCGATACACTTTGTGGTCCCTCTCCGCTCCCAGCTTGCATTGCACCAGCAACGGGGAGAAGGCCCGCTGCTCTCTTGGCCGCATTGGCAAGAGTAGGCTGTGCAAGTCTCTTGGCAGCTACCTGCGCTGCAAGATCGTTTGCTATGAGCTTACGAACAGGGTTAGTCTTGTTTGCAGTAGATAACACACCAAGAAGGTTTCGGCCCTCTTTAATCGACCGTACTGCCGCACTTGCTCCGAACCTAGCTGGGCCTAAGATAGTACTCAGCAGTCCTATTCCCCCTTCGTCTGTAAGCCGCTGCTGACTTACCCGGTTAGCAAGCCGTTCTTGGCCATCACTAAGCCGTTGAGCAGTTGTTCTATAATCTTCAGCCATATTAATATACCTTAAATTAAACTTCTAATACTGCGACCACGAATTTGAGTGCTCAGTAATGTGTTTACCAGCTTACCAATTTGTGTATTATATGCCCTAGAATCCTGCAAGTACGATGGTGCTGCATAGGGATACTGTTCCGGCATTCCCATCCGTCTTGTCGGGCCTAAGCCGGGTAGTCCTACATTGGGCATACCACTAGCTGCAATTGCTTCCGGTGCTTTCGCACTACCAACCTTCCCGGCTTCTTCTAGAGCTTTCTTAACGTCGAATGCTTTTTTCTTTGGCGCTCCGTATTGCTCAGAAAGTCTTTTCACATCTTCAGGATCAGTTATAGGACTATCGTCGCTTGAATTGAAGAAGGAAGTTTCGTCTGTATCAGGATCGAACTGCGCGTAAGTTTTAGAAATCTCCTCGGCACTCCCCCCGCTTCCAGTAAATAACTCTCCATCATCTTGATCAAAATCTATATCAGTAGACTCTCCACCAAAAAATTGCTTACCCATCTTAATCTCCTATGCCAGCATAGTTGACCATCAGGTAACCATGTTTGCCCTTAGTGACAGAACCAGGTTTGATCTTCTGTAGCTCTTGGGCAATAACACCAAAGCCAAATACACGATTGGTAATCTCAGCACCACGTTTGTTCCAACGCCAACGGTATACGTTGATGCCATTCTTAAGCTTGGTGACAAACTTGATATCAGTTTTTAAACGAATATCAGACGCCGCCCCGTATATTGAAGCAGCCGCACCAGCAGCACTAGCAATCTGGCTGAACGGGCTAGCACCGCCTCCAATAACTTGGCTGTTAAATCCGCTACTTGTTCCTTGGTTAATCGTACTATTACCAAGACCCGCCAAGCCACCAAAGAGGTTAGACATCGTAATGAGCTGCGCCCTTCTAGCTTCTTGGTCCTGCTGTGCCAACCTAGCAGCGTCCGCCTGTGAAGCAGCTTGGCGCTGTTCAACCTGCCCACCAATAGCCTCTTGGAGACTAGCAGGGGTAAGCTGAGCCGATAACATCTGTTGTCCTATTTGCGGCGCACGGCCCTGTGCGGCAATGCGGCGACCCTCTGCTTCCTGCAAGGCAACAGACATCTGACGCTGCGCTAGCTCTTCACGTTTCTGCTGCTGCATCGTCTGTAGCTCACCTAGGGCAGTAGAGCCTAGACCAAACTGACCAGCTTCCATGGCCTGTTGCTGGGCAACCTGCTTGTCACGTTCAGTCATGTCTCTAGCTTGCTGAGAGATTGTCCCTAGCTGTGCTTGGTAAATAGAATCATCTAGAGGATTAGCCGTTGCTCTTCCAATATCTCCGGCAAACAAGTTGCCATATATACCACCTAGCTGACTAGCTGTGTTCCCTACCTGACCGTAGATGTCCCTAGCTGCCAATGTCTGTGCTGAGAAATCAGGCACCAGTGAATCTCTGTAGAGTTCAGGAGTCTGGGTAAACTCCGTCCTGATCTCTGGAAGTATCTGTTCAAGGAAAGGCTCTACTGGGGCGTATGGTAAAACCTCACCGCTGCTGTTAGATGTAGATTGAAACGGTGCTTGCACAACTGTCGGCGGGGGAGAGCTAAATATACCACCCATTTTAAAGTTCCTTTATGATTGTTACGTTTTTAACTGTGTATCCCATGGGACCAAATCTCCGTTCCCAGCCTTTTCTGCCGGATATTTCCACAAACTTAGCGCCTCGTTTCCTGTAGTAGTCTTCTAAGGCTGGCATCATTGTTTTAAAATGGAACCTTCCGGCAGTAGCTTCTGAGTTTATCCCCGTTTGTTCTGGATAATTAGCTACACCTATCAACAGACATCCTACTATTTCTTGACCTTCTACAGCTACCCACATATCACTATAGCCTTCAAGGAACTTGTTAAACAGAAACTCTGGTTTCATGTACGGCTGATTATTACTTCTCTTAATAGAATCAGCTACGAACTTTATACACTTACCAATTTTGTTATGGACTTCGGGGTGTTTTCTGTTTACCCTGTTATAGCTTAACCCAAGCGCCACTGGAGTTGTAAAAGTATATTCCTTCTCCTGAGCCTGGATTCCAGCTAGTTCCATCTGCATATCTTATGTTTCCTTGTTGCGGCTTTGTCGGCTCTACTGTGGTTACATCTAGGTGTCCGTCACGTACCAAGTCCAAGACAGGTCTAATTTCTAGCAACATGTTGTCTATAAACCTAGGTATGTCTTCTATCGTTTGAGGACAAAGTGTAGGATCAAATCTTAGAAACTCTCTTGTCATCGGTCAGACACTACTTCTGATTCTACCGTATAACCAGATAACCTAAATTGTGTAACAGCTTCGCTTTCTATCTTGATAGCCATGTACCTACCACGTACTCTACAATCAACCTTACTGTCTGTACCTATAATAAAGGGAACAGCAGGGCTATAAGTTACACCAGCAAAAGGATGTAGCTCTGCTCCTATGCTGATGTTAACAACGCCAGTTCCTTCAATGCGGGGGTACACTCTGCTTATTGCCTTAACAGCATCTGTGCGACCAGCGTGTAACCCCCTGCGTTCAAGGGTGGTCAAGAAGTTAGTACCGTCAAAGGTAGTACCAGAGTCTGCCAAGTAGAATTTGTTAATTTCTGTACCGCACATTAACAAAGAATCAATAGAAGGGTTGTATTCCTGTTGCGCCCAAGCAAGAGTAGTAGCTTCCCATATACCTGTACTAGCTCCCCAAGTGTTCGTAAGGCCGGGGTCTACTAGCCCTTTAGCCGCAAAGTTTAAATTAGGAAGATCACGGGTAGTCCAAGTGTTGTCTCTATAGTTCCAGATCAAAGCTGTGTTAGCAAAACCATTAGACGCCCCAGTTCTAGGATAACATATCCAAACTTCATTTTTAATTTTATTATGCGCTAAGAACGTTTTATAAAAATAAGTAGAATCAATTTCACTGAACAAAAATGTTTTCATATTGTCGTCTATAACACTTTTTATCGTGTTACCGTTATGGATTAGTACATCATTGGTAGCTACCATAACGTGACGCCCGTCTCCCAAGTCTACTACAGCGTCCCTACTGAATAGCCCAGTGTCTTTAAACTTTTCTCTTATGTTAAAGGTAAAAGAACCACCTACATAATTCAAACCATAAATACTGTCTTCTTTGTATACGATAAGTTCGTTACCCAGTTGTACAGCATTTAAAACGTGACCCTTGGTACCTGTCAGGGAAGTCTCTGCTGATTCACTGGCTGTGCTAGCAGTGTTCCAAGTGTTAGTACCGTTAGTGCTAGCACCGGCAGGAATACCATCGCTCCACCGGATGGTAAAGGGCTTAGCTGTACCACTATCTGTAAGGTTCAGTGCTACCATATGATTTCTAAATGGTACAATGGTCTTGCAGCGCAGTGTGGAAGGCCAATCAGAAAGGTCAGTAAACTTTGTTCCAGTTTGTACAAAGCTCTGGGGAACGTCTAGGCCGTTAGTACAGACAAGAACGCCACCTAGGACACCACCCTGCCAGTTGTTGGTAGTGCCTGACAACGTGGTGTAAGCGCTTGATGACCTAGTAACGGTGCTGTGGGTAGTTCCACTGATTTTAAAAAGGCCTGTTAACCCTCCATATATCCACAAGTTTGCTGCACCCTGTAGCCAGCTTATGGCCCAATAAGGAGCAGCAGTAGGTGTTCCCAAGACTTGAGAGTGTCCCAGAATTTTACCAGCCATCCCGTCTAGGAAACGGACGTTAACACCATCGTTAAAAAGTGTAGGGGGCATGTCATAAGGAGACAGGTCTTTATTAACAGAAAAACGAGACTGTGCAGAGGCAGTTACATCAAAAACTTGTTTAGCCATTCCCAGTTTCCGTGTTTTCTACCCATATAGTAGACTCATGTTCTTGAAGAGCTAGCAGACCAAACCCGTCCTCAGTATATATGTTTCCACCATTTTCTTGAACTATGCAAAAATTATCTATAACCCAATTGGTAGCCATTATGCACCTCTACGTATGAGAGAACCAGGATCACCTTGAATACTAGTAGTCATAACAGTTCCGCTATAACGAGCAGATTCTTCGGCTCTTTCAACATCGCTTAAAGTTTTTTCAAAGATTGAGCCAAATCTAGTAGACTGTTCTGTATCGTTAAGATACAACGCCCCTTCAAAACAAGAACCAAATAAATACAAACTAGGATACTGGGCGAGTACATCGTTGGTAAGAACATTGTCGGAAAGAGTGCGAAGAGTAGAAAAATAGTTTATGTTAATACTGTACTCGGCATCGGGTGTCGGGCTAAGTTTAAGATTGTTACCTAAATTTGTATATGCCCTAGGTTGTCCGTTTACTATTGTACCGTACTCTCTGCTAACAGACTCAGGAGAAAGGTAGCGCAGGGCAAAACTCTGTGAGCTACTGTCGTAGGTAATATTACGAAGCTCAATTAAATCATCTGGTAGATCGTAGAAAGCTTGACCTGCTGTAGTAACGGTCTGTGCCCGTACCATATTAGCGCGTAATTTAAGCTCTCTGTTTAAACGATTTTCCGTTAAGGTAATAAACGTAGGAATAATATCTGTAAGATCATCTCTGTTAAGATAGCTTGCTATAGTGGTCAGTAGCTCTGAGTACGTTGATAATGCCATTACAGTTGGCTTTCATGTGTACGTAGAAAACGATTATCAGAGTCATTAAGAAGTTGTTTAATTTTAGGCCAATCATTTTTATTGTAAATATCAACGCCTAATTCACGTTTCCATTTTTCAATAATGACTAGAGGGATGCTGGCTACTTTACGCATACCGTTGTTCAGCTGCGGACCATATGCAGAGTCGTTGTTAAGTTCTTTTTTGTTAAGCTCTAGCAACGGTTTTACGTCCTGTATATTTTCTAGGACAACGTTGTCTGTGCTATGATCGTAGTGGAATTTAGTCTTAACTGGATCGTTCATGGAATGCCTCTTAGTTAGAACGGGGGAGAACAAAATGCTCTCCCCCTTTAGTCCTAGCCTTACGACAGATCGTAGACTGCGCCAAGAGCTTTCTCGTTTTTGACAACAAGAGTATGCTCAGTAATGATTGCACGCTGCTCGCCATCAGACGTGCTAGCAACTTCCCGCTGTAGGAACGGACGAAGATATGCAATTGCATAGTACTCAGGATCAAGCATCCAGACATCACGGCTACGCTGGAAGCGGTTAGGGACAACGGCCATTTCACCAAAGTCACTAACGTACACGTCCATGCCACCAATGATGCGCTGATCATTGGCTTCAATGCGGTTAGACGCACCACCCGCCGCACCGACACCAACGAAGCTAGAGAACGTCTGCTTCTGCGAAGGAGCCATCATCAAATACTTGATGTCAGCACCATTGTCAAACGCAGTAAGGATAGACGCTTTCAGCAGCGTTTCAGTAAAGGTACGAGCCGTACCATCGGTACGAGCCGCGCCGTTACCAGCACCTGAACCACCAGTACCAGCACTGACGTTGGTCGATACCCAAGAAGTAAGCGAACCAAGCTTACGAACAGTCGTGTCCGCAGCCATTGCCGTCTTAGCCTGATTAACACCAACATATGCACGTTCCATATCACGCTTAAGTTCTTTAGCGCGTTTGGACATCTGGTACGCAAGCTCTTCTTTACGACCAGCTTTGGATACAGCATCCAGAGTACCAGAGACAAGCGTCGTCTTCAGGCTAATCTGACAGATGTTACCAAGGCGAGTCGTAGGGGTCGGCTCAGCAGCAGCAAGCGTCACACCCTCTTCATGGTGGTTATTGCCAGCGGCTGCAAGAGCATCCGTCTGCCATTCGTGGTTAACTGCAACCGCATCTTCGCGTCCGCCCATAGACATAAAGGGCGTTTCGGTCGGGGAGATATCGTAGATAACATTCTCAAGGTCTTCACGAAGACCCTTCGCTGAGAATGTAACAAACACACCGGCTGGCTGTGCCATAATTTAGTTCCTTCTAAGGTTAAGAGATAAAGTCCAGAAAAACATTTGCAGCATCACGTTGATTACCTGTTTTCGACAATCTCTCTCGCTTAGCCTGAACTGTCCGACGAGAGCGTTGAGCTTTTGTCTGGGGAGTTCCGGCTTTGACGACTTTAGGAGAGACTTAGATTTCTTAGCTGGGGTTTTGGAAACCTTATCCTGCATCATAGCTTTATGCAGTACTAAGATTACACGGTGGTCAGCTATTCCATCAATATCCTGTGGAGAAAATCCTAAGTTAAGGGCGTAGTTACGTACTTCGTCCTTGAAGTTAGAACCTGGTTCAGTATATTCGGGCAGGGCTTTAGAGAGAAGTTCAGCTTCTTTCTGAAGTTTCTCCTGTAGCATCTGTCCCATATCTGTTTCATTCTGCTGCTGAACGCGCACACGCTCGTTCTGCAATTCAGAAATCTTCTCCTTAGCTTCTTGGTACTCAAGACGCTTCTCCATGTATTCCATAGGATCAGTGTCTTTAAGATCAGCCCAGTTTATATCTGCATAGCGAGATAGCTCTGCATTCTGGTTCTGGGCCATGTTACCTAGAAGCTGAGAATACTGTTCACGCTCTTGTGTAACAGCTTGGAGATTAGCTTCATAAGCTTTTCTCTGCTCCGCTAGAGATTGCGATTTACGGGTATAGTCCGCTTGCCGCTGGTAACCGTTCCGTAGCTCTTCAAGATTAACCTCTACTTCTTCACCATCAACTTTAACAGTGTAGCTGGGGGAGGTTTCTGTCTCAACTACTTCTTCGTCTACCTCGTAGTCACTTTCCTCATATTCTGTTTCATCTTCCGTCGCTTCATATTCCTCTTCAGCGGCTTCTGTTTCATACTCTTCAGACTCTGAGGGTTCTTCGATAGTTTGCTCTGGATTGGTGTCTTCATCACTTCCAAACATGACATCGAACATATTAAGCTCTGGCTCGGTGACTTCCCCTTCGGGATTGGTCTGTGCCTCACTCATTTGTAGTTACCTTTCTGTGTTCTCAATTTTGTGATCGTCTATAACAGCTTTTAGATCATCTACAATAGAGCCTAAAGCTTGCAATTTCATCCAGCATGTTTCTCGTTCTTCTAAAGATTGAGACATGCTCCATTGAATTACTAGATCGTTATTAAGCCTTTCCAAGGTAAGTTTAAAAGCTTCGTTATTTAAAATTAAACCAGCTTGGTTTGCTTGTTCTTTAGAGTTCATTTGTGTTTCTGAATAGTCCCATCGGTTCCGGCATATTTAGAATTACCGAAGATGTTCCCACCCATGCGATTACCACTCCCTTTGGAAGGCTCCGTGTTACCACCTTTAGAGGGGACAGGACGGTTACCAACTTTTCCCATTTTAGGGCTAGCATATTCTTTCATAATGTTTCCTTTGTTACCATTTTTTGCACGACCAATATCGTGCGCTAAGTTTACCGGGAGGACTAGTATCGCATTTATGTCTAGCCCTAAAACTCTTTCTACGCTTAGGCTGCTCTTTTTTTATAGTCATGTTAGGATCACCAAAGCGCACTAGCTTTATGGAGTCTCCTTGTTTTGCCAATACTGCAAACTTTTTACTCTTACCTGAAGTTCTCTTAGGTTTGTTATACCCTGAGAACTTTTCACCTCTGTATGTAATCATGTCTTTATGATAAAATTTATAGGCTGTAGTTTAATTTTATCTGTTCCTGCTTCAGCACTGGCAGTAACGGCTGTGCCTAAGACAAAGCTGGTTCCTACACCTACAGGAGAAAATGTTCTGAAATCAGGTACTAAGAAATCTGAACCACTTGTACCAAAGACGTTGCCTATAATATTATACAGAGCAGAGTAGGTAGAAGTAGAAAATGCAGAACCGTTACAGAGGAGCCAATCGTTAATACCACTGATAGTCTGTGTGCTAGGTATGCTGTTAGATGCATACATGATGACAGAACCTACAGGGAAACCTAGTTTGTTCATCTGTGCGGAAGTCTGGGTAACAGCAGTAGTTGCAAGGCCAGGAAATTGCGTTTGAAGAACAGACTTGACCAAGCGAAGATGGTCGTCACCCTCAGATAAGGGATCACTAGCAGAGGGGTTTGAAGAGTTAAGTTGGCTAATATAACTAGCAGATTCTACAGTCATGTCTTACTCCGTTAAACTTATTTTAGCACTTTTATACTTAATTGTCAAAGAAATTCTAATCACGGTTATTTGTTCTGAACCGGACGTGTTAGTTTCCACACCTTTTCGACAACTGGTCGGGGAGTGGCTTGCATATCGACAAAGAACTTGTGCACTTTTTCACCCGGCATTGGGTTAGTTACCACGCCGAAACGTCGTTTCACTTCTGCTTTCAGCTCAGGATCGCGCATTGTATCCATGAACGCTTTGCGGAGGATGCTAACGTCAGCAGGTCGGGCACGGGGTGACGCCAATATTGGGCGCGACAGTACGTCAATGCCGAAAACAAACTGCGCCATCTGACGCTGCTCTTCGGTCTTCAGCAGACCTGACAACGCCGTTGCTTGATCGAACATCTTGGCTTTGCGGTTGATGTCTAGCTGAACGACCGAACTCAGGTTCCCGGATTTCCAGTGCTGTGCGTAGCTGCTGCGGATCGAGGACTCAAAGAAACCACAAGCGCCGTGAATTTCACCAGCTTGCATTGCTCTCATCGCCTTGCGTGTACCACGGTATCCCTGAATTACTTTAATGTTTGCGCCCAACACGTTCTTTAAGAACAGCGGGTAGGTACTCATCGTGCTATTGGGGCTGGCTGATCCAAAGATAATTGGATTTTTTGCAGCCTTTAGATCATCAAATGTCTTTATCTTCTGACCTGCGCCTTTCCAAACACCGCAAGAATTTACGTCCGTGTACATATTGCCGATGTATTTAAATTCAGTTGGTTTGAACCGAATTTTCCGCTTGCCGTATACAGCCATCTGCATGACCGCCGGATGAAAAAACGCTACATCCATCCGCGTTGCAGGAACAGCGCGATACATGTAACCGACAAGTTTTGCAGTGCCAGCGCCCGGTTTATTTATAACCACGACATCAGGATTGCCGGGTAGATGGCGACTAAAATATTTTGCAAACACTCTTGCAGAAGCGTCGTATCCACCACCTGGACTAAATCCAACCCAAACGTTGACAGGCTGCTTGGCAGTTGCAGCGCAAGCGGCCAATAGGAAAGGAGCTAGAAGTGTACCGAGTAGATATTTTTTCAATGTCTTGCCTTAGTGTATGCCAACGCGTTGCAATAGGCGGCGTTGACTGGTTGGAAAATTTGTGCGAGCGTGCTGTGTGCAGCGGTTGTCCCAGACGATGAGATCGCCGGGCCGCCATTTGTGCTGGTATGTTGGTGTTTCCTCAATCCATTTTAAAATATCGTGGAGATAGCAATCGACGCAGATGTCCGTTTCATGCGCTTTGCCAAATTTCTCAATTTCTTTTGAATGCAGACGGTTCAAATAGATTAGCTCGCGACCTGTCTCAGGATGTGTCTGAACTATGGGGTGCCGCGCCGATAACTTGATGCCATCAAACCTCCGCGTGTAGCTGAACAACGCCGTCCGACCGTTTTTCTTCAGGCGATCACGGTCTTGATAAATTTCTGGCTGGTTGAAAACGTCGTACATGTTGACAAACAACGTATCGCCGCCTTCGTCAGGAACTTCGACGCTGTACAACGCTGTCGCCTTAAGTGGCTTTTGCTTAAACGAACTGTCGCTATGGAAAGGAACCGGGCCATTTGATAAAGAACCGCCTTGGACATTGCCGATAAGCATAACCTCTGGCAGTCCATCAATCCGTTTTTTGTCCTGTACGCTAGGCGTTCCGAATACTTTAGAAAACTCAACTTGATCTGTTTCCGTTAGTTCCTGATCCCGAAAGACAAGAACCAGATGCTCCAACCATGCCGCGTAGAGCGTGGATCGGTCACAAGAATCGAGAGGTTTCGACAGGTTAATATCAAGCACCTCTGCCCCAAGGCTATCGTGGAGTTTCTCAATACGCATTGATCTCAACTAGCGCGTATGCAATTGCGGGGAGTGGGTGGTATTCGGTGCGGTCTGCGTTAGCATAACCACTGTCATATTGACCCAGCCGTGCAATCTCGCGATCCTTTTCCCGGCCTGTTAGATCGGTTCGACGCTCAATCAAATCGTCGTACAGACATTCGCGGCAGTAGTTACCAATGACAGGAGCATGGTACTCGTCGCACTCTTTCTCACGCAAGTCTTGGAGTGCTGTAGGCAACGCCTCTAGCTGTTCAAATCGCCCGGTAATTATTTCTCCCAGCGGTCGCCAAACCTGCTCGACCCATTCCGCTGGATCAGTCGGAGCCATGAAATTGATAGCAGTCTCTAGCGTAGGATGTCCAGCGACAAAAGTCAGCACATCCCGATTGAATAATCGGTCGCGGATGTCCGCGAGAGTAACGGGGTACACGTCAAAAGCAAACCCCTCTAGCGAGGAGCCGCGCACGACGGCATCAGGCTCAACGCTGTCAAGCATCGCTGCCTGTTTTTCCCAGCGCGGTATTAGAACCCCGGCATTAAATGTCCGCTCAAAGCCAATTCGCACAGGCTCTAGCTGCTCAGCGTGTTCCGGCAGCGTCCCGGTTTCTTCCCAGAACGTAAAATCGCGGACGTTAGTTTTTAGCCAATCGACCATCGCCAGCGCGGCAGTTCGTTTGCGGTCCTGTATTTCAAAACTTTCAGTGAAGCGATACACATGGATTTCGTGGTCAGTTTCGGCGAGATAGCGCCACAGGGAATACGTACTGTTGATACCCCCAGAAAAAGGTATAAGAATTTTCACACTATTCCCCCGTTAAATGTGCCGGAACCAGACGTACTGACAGTTGCCCCTTGCTTCACTACTGAACTTCCACCTGCTGCGCCAAGCCCTCCGGCACCGCCACCCTGAGCAGCACCGACAAGAGGACAATCAACAACACTAGGGTTACTTCCGGTAGCACCTGCCGTTCCCGCATTTCCCGCTGCGCCTAAACCACCCGCAGACCCAGCAGTGCCATCAGCGCCCGACGCTCCATAGACGAGCGGAAGGTTGCAACTGTAGCCCTTACCGCCAGCAACAACTGTCCGCCTAGTTCCACCAAGACCACCTTTACCAAAACCACCGCCGCCTCCACGTCCGCCGCTTACCGTTCCATCATTGTCTATAAGGTAAGCACCTGAGCCAGAACTCAAGTCGGCATGGAAAAAGATGCCTTGACCGCCAACTCCGCCCGCTGACCCTGCTGATCCAGCACTTGAACCGTTTGCGCCTTGGCTTCCTGTAACGCCAGTTACTGATGCACCACTGGCGACATTAATTGTAAGATCGCTATTATTATTCAATGCGCCTGTACGAATAGCCGGGTTGCCTGACGTGGCTGTGACAGCAACGCTAGACAATATATTCACAATAATTGCAGTGGTGTCGGTGTTTTCGTCATATCCAGCCGCTTGTGCTAAGGTAAGTATATTTACATTTGTTGTATTTGATGAAATGTTAATAATAAAACCACCTGCGGCCCCCACTGCACCGCCTTGGGCAATTGGCATAAACATCTTATTGAAGCGCCTTAACTGTCAGCACTGAAAAAGTTGCTGCTCCATCGTTATACCGTGTGATGTACATAAAAAATTCATGACCGTCCGTGGTGGTTAGATCGTCACCGTCCACTTGTGTAAAACCAGACGTAGCGATGGCACCCGCACTTGCATTGTTTTTGTACAAAATAACCATTGTGCAGTTAAAAGCAGGAGGGGCCAATATGTGAGCGCCGCCGTTTGTAGCGTGTTGAAAATTAGAAGTCTGGGGATTAGGCGTAAATGTGCCGGACGCTTTTGTGCCAGCATCGGATGCTGCACTAGTATAACCAGCAGTTAGCTCATCTGTAGTGTCAGACCTGACAATATCAGCATCAAACGCTTCTACATTAGTGCCAATGACCAGACCTAGGTTTGTACGAGCAGCTGCTGCTGTACTAGCCCCTGTGCCGCCCTGTGCTACGGTAAGATCGGTTGTAAGACCCGTGATAGATGTGATATCACTATTGGCCCCTGCGGCAGCTACGTCTGTACCAATTACCAAACCCAAGGAAGTTCGTGCAGCACTGGCGCTGGTAGCGTTTGTACCACCATTGGCTATTGGTAATGTACCTGTTATCTCACTAGCAGCTACTGCTCCCCATTCAGGATCAGTACCGTCAGAGCGGAGTACGGTATTGTTTGCACCTATGGCAAGCCTACCAAGGGCTGAAGCACCCTTGGCAATTATATCACCGCGAGTGGTAGTAGGATCACTGATGCCACCCAACGCAGCAAGAGCAGCACTAGCACTGGTCTGCCCAGTACCGCCCTTGGTAATTGGGATTGTTGCTGTGCTGACCACCACAGAACCTGTAGACTGATTAACAGCTATGGGGCTGGTAGCGGTGATGCTAGCGACACCTGACAATGCAGAGGCCAATGTTGACTTACGTACCTTGTTGGTCGTACCAGCACTGATGTCTACAATGGCAAGAACATCATCGTCTGACAGTTCTGACTCTGAAAGTTCTGTAAGATCAGTGATCTTTTTGTTAGTAGCCATTTAACCCTCCAAGAAGGTAAAATTAACCGTTGCTGTACCAATGGTAGCTACTTTTTCACCGTCAGATGCAGTAGGAGAGCTATCACCCCTAATGACAAAGCAGTCTGAATCTGCTGGTGCTATCAAGGTACCCGCTGCCGTGGCCGTAGGGTTACCGTTGATGACAATGTTTACATTAGCACTCGTAGCGATCCTGACAATGGTGCAACCAAACGGAGCGCGTCCGCTCTGTCCGCTTGTGCCACTGCTGCTCACGTTTGCACTGCTAATAATTCTAGAAGCAATATAATTTTGGTATGCCATAGTCTAAGCCTTTATGTTTTTGTCGGAGTTCATTTCAAATCCAAGCTCAATACCCTTAAGCTTAAGCTCTTCGCGTTTCATAGCCATGTCGTGTTCAACTTCAACACGTTCTAGTTCTAGTTTGGCAGCTTTAATTTCAAGCTCCTTAGCTTTTACTTCAGCTTCTAGCTGGCTAGCCTGTGCCTGTGTGAGCATAGCCTGTGCTTGCGCCTGTGCTAGCTGTTCCTGTGGGCTAGGCTGCTTAGGCTGTGGCGGAGGCGGCTGAGTTACAAACTTGTCTACATTTTTGATGCCCATCTCGTCGGCAATTTCTTTGACCAAGTTATAGACATTATCCGCTTGGACAATTCCTTCCGTCTTGTCGCCTACTTTTTCAATCAAGCTGGCAAAGTTGCTAATGTTCTGTAGCCTGATATCCTGATCTCCGTAACCTACACCTACTTCTATGCTAACATCCAAGTCTTCCCGCCAACTGGACGGATCAATCTCTGTATAGGTATTGTTAAATCTGACTACTTTCTTACGATTCTCATAGCGCTGGATAAGATTGTATATCTGCTTAAACATGTTGCGAACACCAGTGTCTGCAAATATCCTGGCGATAAGCTCCAAGCGCCCCTGAGAGTTCGTCATAGCGGCGGTAACAGCACCCGTGGTCACATGTGTCTTCAGTACGTCTGCTGAAAGACCTTGCGTCTGTGGGTTGACCCCTGTGCGTCCCGTCTTGATAGCGTCCCAATATTCAAGCATCTGGAACGCTGCTGGCTGCAAAGCGGGGGTCTGGATAGGCTGGAGAGCGTTCAGGCTACGTGTACGGACAATGCCACCGGGACGGCTGGTCAGCAAGTCGTCTACGTTGACCTGTCCTTCAACGATCTGGAACCTGCCATTGTTTGCCAAGTACATATTGTCTAGCAGGTTGCGCGTCAGGGTAGACCTGATTAACTGAATGTCCTGTACCGTTTCTGCTACACTAAGCCCGTAGAACTTATGCGGGATCGGAATAGGACAGACAGAGCTGAACGGGATGTAGTCAATAGGCTCACAGTCTAGTACTTCTGAACCACTGCTAAGAATCCTGTGCAGGACACTTATACCAGACCCGTCCATGTCAAGCTTCATGTACGATTCGTTAACCATCACCAAGACTTCAGAGTCAACTGCTGCTTGGTTAGGGTACGCATTAGTAGAGTCATAAGAATGACGCGCCATGTACTCTTGGCTAGTCGTTACATCGTCTGCCCCACTAGTATAGCCGGGCAAGCTATCTACCAAGTCTGCGTCATAGCCCATTGCTATAAGATCAGACCTAGACTTGTGCGAACGGTGACAAATAAAGCGTGCATCTTCCAGAGTCTTAGCACCACGGTCAATTAGAAACTCTTCTGGTGGTACGTTTTCTATAGTTACCTTGCCGTCCATAGTAGTTCTAGCATAGGTAACATCGTGAGATATTTCTTCCATTTCCATAGTCTCTCCCTGCATAGGAGCAGGAATGTCTATGATATTTACTGTTTCTTCGTGTTCGATAATCTCTAGTTCTTCGTCCTGTTCAAGAAGGTTAAACTCCTGATCAGTCAGGTTCTCATAGGACTCAGTTGTGGTCTTTTCTACGTCTTCCCAGTAGTGCTTGACCACCCCGACCTTTTGCATCAGGGCATCGAGGAACATATTATACAGGATCATAAATCCATCGTTCTGCTTGTAGAACACATGGTTTACGTAATTAGTGGCTTGCTCTGCTGTTTCTACATCTTCCGGTCCTTCGGGGATGTACTTTACAACCTTGTCCCCAGCGGTGAAGATACGCATCAAGCTAGGCATCATCCACATCAGGGTGTCTTGAACATCGGTGACAACTACTTGGCTACGACCATCTTCCTCGTTGCCAAAGGGTTCACCATAGAAATACTCCATAGCAGTAGCTTGCTGGGCGCTAATCTCAGAGTCTAGATAGTCTGAACTACCATTGATCTCGCTATCTACCAGCGATAGGATTTCCTGATCGTCTAGTTCTCTAGCCACAATACTAAGCCTTTTTCTTTTTCTTGGGAAATCCAGCTTTCATGCTAGCGTAGGCTTTGGGAGTAATCGTGCTTTTCTTTTTGGACCGAGAAGTCCCTGCTTTTTTACGTTTGTTCATGTTGGCATACAAGCTCATCAGACTATCCCTACGTTTGAATATTTTATTTCGGTATCGTAACTATATTTACGGTACATAGATTTATTTTTTAGCTGCTCTCCAAAACGTCCTACACTGAGCGCTGCATAGCGCATCGAGCTTAGAAGGTCGTCTTTGATAGCAACCACTTTTCCATTTTTCCTGTGATAGAGCCTAAGCTCTTCAAGAGTTTCTTGACAGGACTCAAAAATTTGTAACCGACCAGTTTCAAAGCGTTGCAGAAGCTCGCTGATCCCCGCTTCAATAGAGTTGTTACCTTTACCACTTCCACTGTCTCCTTCTGCTGGCGGGTTGCTAAAATGACTAACCAGCATACAGACACCTAAGTCCCTGTACTGCTGTGCTAGCTGTATCCCAGACCCCTTATCGTGCTGTAGACCATCGTGCGGGAAGGCTACGGGGATACCAGGAGTCCTGGCGTTTACCACAGCGGCGTGTGTCAATGGTGTTTCCTTTGACCGCCTGTATTCGTCATAGACATAAATTATGTCGTCATCTGCATCATAGGCCACCCAAGTGACGGCTGTTGGATGATCGAAACCAAAGTCAATTGCTGCCAACCTAGGAAAATGTTCTGGAAGGTCAAAATCTTCACAGACTACATCTTCTTCACTGACCGGATAGACAAGCCCTGAGCCAAACACAGGGATACCCTTGGAACGCATGTCTCGTTCTGCTGGACTATAGACAGCCAGCAACTGTTCCTTGGTCTTCTCATCAAGGTGATCTACATCGTCCCACGTAGCCGTGGTTATGCTCTGCCCCGGTTTAAGGTCATTCAGGAACGCACTGACCACGTTGGTCATCCCACGCTCAGGGGTGAACGTCATGTAGACTATACCATTGGTATCAGCTGTTCTGGTGATGCACTGACTGAAGATTTCCTGCTTAGGTTCCTCATCCAGCCAGACAACATCTATGGCCTCGCCCATGAACTTCTCAAAACCCTGCTCATAGGCCTTGAAGCTGATCTGGGAGTTACCCCCCGATTTGTGCAGGACCAATACACTGCTGAATGCATTGGGAACACCGGGTTTGCGCGTGGTTTCTACAATATTGGCTAATGGTACAGCGCCCGTTCCCTTAAGACTAGGGTCTTGGGGATTACCAAAGAGTTCCTTCTGGATGATGTCTCTGGTGGTATCGTTGGATTCACCAGCTGCCCAGACACGCACTGGTTTATTGAACCTGCGTCCTTGCCACCAATCGGGATAATCACCTGTAAGATGGTATGCCGTTTCTACAGCACCACAGTAGGTTTTACCTACCCGGTTAGCCGCCATCAGGATGCGCTGTGCGCCAGTATTGCCCTCCATGTGGAACTTAGTCTGGTAGTCGTAGGGCTTGTACTGCTTGATCCTGGTTGTTACCTGTCGATGCTCTTTCTCGCGCAGAAGCTCTAGGACAGCTGATTTATCCACCGATTTTAACTACATTGCTCAGCAAGGCTATCTGTGCATCTAGCTCGTCGTCAGACAGCTCATTGACCTCTTTGACCGTAGTTTCCTGCTTGTGGACTGCGTCGTAACCTGCCCTAGACAAAATGTCCCTTGCAGCATTGAGCCTGACGTTCTCTGAGTCAGCTTCGCGCATCAGCTTCTCTAGGACAGCTACGGCCAAGGTAGCAGTCTCACCGACCTTCTCCTTGATGCGCTTTTCAATGTGGAGCCAAAGGTGACGCTGGAGCCGCTTGGAGCGGTTCTTTGCCAAGCTTTTTCCCTGGTTGCA